CGAACATGTTGTATTTCGATTCTAAGGATGATCTTGTCATGATCTACATACCTAGTGGTGGATGCAACTGGAACATGAGCAAGTACCTACTCGAGTACCCACAAGATCTGAGAGTCGGTGCACCTATCAAGGTGTACTATCGAGACATTGAGAGCGTGGAGAAAGACTCAGGGAAGGAAGTTGGGATCAAGACTCACATAACTACCATCAAGAACATTGGGAAGATTCCTGTGAAGACTCTTGGTATGGGACATCGCATAGAGTATGATTTCCCGGACACCTTTCCAGGTCTATGTGGTGCAATTGTTGCTCTCGATTGTAAAGATCCAGTTGTCATTGGGGTGCACACGGCCGGCCTTGCCGGTGTTGGTGCGTGTACAATGTTGACTCAAGCTAAGATTAAACAGATTCGAGAGACTGATGATACAGAAGTTCCCCATATTCGTCTTGCGGAAGATGTGGGTTATCCAGACTCTTTTCAAGGGGTACCGGTCTCAATTTCGCCGACAATACATGAAAGAAGTCCTGCCAATTGGATTGAGGAAAAAGACCAACAGGGAAATACCAAGGTCAACTCGGTTGGTATCTTGGGAACATCCAATCTCCCAGGTGCCACTTTCAAGACCCGTGTGAAGAAATCATGTATTGCAGATGCCCTTCGGGAGGAATTGGGGATTGAAAAGGAACATTCAGGTCCCACTGCCCGAGGTGGTCGAAAAGCGATGCACAAGTACCTGGAAGGCGTGTCTCATGTGCAAGGGACAGTTGATCCTGAAATATTGGAATACGCAGTCCTAGACTACATCATGAAGCTCGAGCAGTTTATGAGCCAAACAGATTTCATGCAATTTGTACACAAGATGAATCTGGAGGATTCGATAAATGGAGTTGAAGGTGTGGATGGATATGATCCAGTAAATTTGAGATCTTCCATTGGTTTCCCTCTGAAGAAGAGGAAGGAGCTTCTATTGATGATAGATGAGGAAATGAAGCTCAAGTATGGGATTGAAACACGTAAATTCATCAAGGAGGAGGTCCTTGAAAATGGAGACGTTGCGATGCACATGTCAATCCGCTTTGATCCGAGCAAGTACGATCTGGAGAAGATCATAAACACCACTATGGTGAAGATGAAGAATGGTGAAAAAGTGAAGTTCACGTTCAATCTCATATTGAAGGATGAAGCGCTGGAAAATGCCAAAGTGGAGGATGGAAAATGTCGGACTGTTGGTGGTAGTCCATTTGAGATGGTGGTAATTTGCAGGATGTTGACGCTGCCCACAATCCAGGCCATGAAATCTTTCCCAACAGTATTTGAAAGTGCGGTTGGCATTGATGCTGCTGGGAAGGACTGGGCTTATTGGTATAAGTTTTTGACGAAGCACGGTCTCGAAAGAATGTTTGCTGGAGATTTTAAGCAGTATGATCAGACCATTCCAGCTGAGTTCACATTGGCGGCGTTTCGCATCCTACGCTATATATTGGACAAGAGTGGTTTATACTCCGAAGAGGAAATGCGGATGTTTGATACACTTGCATCAGATACAGCCTTTCCCACTGTTGAGCTGAATGGTGTGATGTTGGAATTGATTAGGTCAAATCCAACAGGTCACGGATTGACAGTGGTCATCAATGGTTTCACTAACTCTATTTCCATGAGATATGCGTATTACGCTAACTACAGGAAGTTTGAACCTTTGCGAAACATTGATCCCCGCACTGGTACCCTAGCATTGTTTCATATAATGGTAGCGCTGGGGACGTTTGGCGACGACAATGCGGGCTCAGTATCTGAGGATGAACCCTATTTCAATCACATAACCGTTGCAGAGCGTCTCAAGGACGTCGGCATGACGTATACAATGGCGGACAAGTCCGAAAACATGAGAGCATTCATAGGAGTTGAAGAATTGTCTTTCTTGAAGAGGGAATTTGTGCAACACGAGGTATTGAACACCATCGTCGCGCCCCTCGCCATCGGATCCATTCACAAATCACTTACATGCACGATGGATGAGAAGCATCGTGAGTATAGTGAGGCGTACATTATGGCGAAGAATATGGAGAGCGCCCTGTACGAGCTGTACTTTCATGGTGTAGAAATCTTTCGCAAGTACTCCAAGGGATTTGAAAAAGTGGCTCTTTCACGAGATGACACTGGGGCCTTGGTTGCGGACCATTACAACCCACCCACTGAGCAGGACTGTATTGATAGATTCGAGGCAACTCTCTGTAAGTACGAGGAAGTGGCGAAGACCCACACTATACCATTTGATCAACAGTGTGCTGGATTAGTGGAGGCTTATTCGGACACTGGATTAAGGGAGGTGGATGATCTTGTTGCCGCAGGCTATGTGCAGACACATGAGGCGATGGAGGAGAATTACATCAACCCAGGAGCTGAGATTGTTTCGCTTGAATATTGCATTTCCCGTGACTTCATGGACTACAACTACAGGTATACCAATCTCCTGGAAGACATTGTCCAGAAGCTCACTTCTTTTCGGTGTAGGCACACTCAGAGGAGCCTCATCGCGGGAGACATTCGGGATATTTGGACCTCGGAGCTGATGATCCCACCACAAAGTTCCGCGAACCTCATCACTGCGG